CAGCCTTTCGGCATTCATGTCTTTTGCTGGCGTCCATAGCCATGTGAATATCTACGAACCCATCCTGCTGGACTAAGGCAAAAATACAGGCATCATTCCATAGTACGTATTCCGCGCCCGGGTCATCCCATCCGGCCACGCCCCAGCGCCGCATTAATTCAGAACCGATATCTCTGTCGATTATTTCCATGTCAGTTAATCAGCCCGTGAGTACGCAGCGCATCTTCGAGCGCCTTAATCCTCTGCCTCGCCTCCTTTAATCCATTAGCGACTGATATCGCCTCAAACTGCTGGTAAGTGCCGCTAATTTGATAGGCGTTATCGGCGCTGAACGCCCCCTTAAATGCCGTTCCTGATGATGCTGTCCATCCTGTCTGGCGCTCACCAACAACTTTCACCCCTGCGACCTTGTAGGAAACAGAAACGTTCTCACTGCCTGCAACCTGAAGAGCATCAGCACCAGGCGCTGTGACGTTTCCGATAAGAAACGACCCTCCGCCTGATTGCACTGATTGATTGGATGTCGAGGACTTTGACACCATGTCGCTCTGGATGCTGATCACCTCATCAAGCAGGTAATTAACGTCACTTCTGAGAACCGTAATCTTGCCTTCAGCAGTGCTCAGCCTCACATCAAGGAGGTTTATCGCGCCACTGTTTGCTGTAATTCTCAGTTCATGGTTGTCAACTTCAATGCGCAGCTGGGTAATGCGTGCACCCTGGTTATCAAGCTCAGCATCCTGCTCTTCATTTTTTACGGCCGCCTGATAGGCCAGCTCGCTGGCGTTATTGGCACCATCTGCGATCGCCTTAAAATCGGTCGCCTGTTGCATCACATAAAGTTTGTACGGGAGGGTGAAACCGGGGGGGAGGATTGACGCATCAATGCGGTTCCCCTGCACTGTCACTTTGGATGGTTCATCTGCCATTACTCAATCCTTACCTGGCATCCAGACAGGGTTACTGGAGAGCTTGTCACTATGCGAATCCTGAACCCTATGTTCTTACGGATGCGGCCAATTCTTCGCCACAGTGCTCGACGGTCATAGTTAAACGGACCATTCCACGGAAGCATTTGTTCGCGGCCGTAAGTGATGCCGTCGGTAGTGGCGGCAAGAAAAAGCCTCTCTGCAATTTGCTCAACGCCTGTGGATGATTCCAGCTCCAGATCAAAAACGCGTGCGTTGTCAGCTTTGAAAAGCGGGGTGTAAAGGATGTGCTCCTGATGCTGGGAGTATTGAGACGAAATTGATGGATTAAGCACGCCGGTTATCCCACCCAGCTTGTCACCACAGGTGATGACATTATCTTCGTAGATAAAGTCAACGCACCGATAGGTATCTTCTGACAGTCCGGTTTTCAGGATCGTCCACTGCGGACCTGTCTGAGTCGCAGAACCATCAAATACCAGAGTGTGCCGGGGAAGGTGAACCATCAGCAGCTCATGTGACTCAAACCGCAATGACTCCAGCACGCCGGTAGATAGCTCTGCTGCGGTATAGCCCTGCAGTATTCTCTCAATCGATGCCGTCGCGATTGACTGCGTAGCGCCAGAATTAACAATGTAGATGGACGGCGCGCCCGTGGCCGGGTGACTTAGAATTGCGTGAGAGTCGGCAAACTTCGTTTTGCAGTAGGTGCCAGCTATCCCCTTCTGCACCATCATTGACGGCTGAACCTGATAAACCGCTACCCCTGCAGCGCCACTGTTACCGGTAAGCGAGAAGTATTCGATAGTCGTGGTGCCAAAGCACACAACGAAATCACGCCAGTTATCAATGCCAATTATGCCGTCTGGCTGGCTTTCCGCCCTGTATTCTGCAGAGTACCTGTCCGGGTGTGATTCGTCCTCAAGGTCGCTGATGAAGAATGAATCAGAATCTGACTTGCACCACACATAGCGGGATCGGTTCCGGCAAAGGTCACGGAGATTTCCAAGGTCGTACTGCGTATATCCGCTTGAGCCAGGCCAGTTACTCAGGGTTTTAATGGTGCCATCATACCGGAACAATGTCATGGTGCCACTGCCGCCAATGGCGTGGCTTGAGTAGCTGTAAGCCATGCTTACACGGGCAATGCCGCCAAAGTCCGCCATCTCCCGACTTCCCTTATAAATCTTGCCACCGCAAACACGGTATACGGCTCCCTGATTGCTGTTGTAAAGCACGCCTCTAGATGGCCCGGAAACGTCACTGCGCTTTGCCACACCCGGAAAAGAGCGAAGGTAGCCATTTGCCCCAACAACCTCTTTCGGTGTGGCCAGCATGTTCACGGGAAGCAGGTCGACATAATCGGCGCTGGCGTAATTCTTACCCAGCCCCTTCATCAATGGCAGTTGAGTCGTCGGCATCTTCAGCATCCCGTCGGTGGAAATAGTTAAAGCCGTTTTGTGCGAACCCGCGATTGCCTGATCCTGTCGGCATCCGACTTGGATAGCCCAGCCTACCGGCCTTGCGTGCGCGGGTAATGGATGAGCCTTTGTAGAGCAGCTCCTTCCCATTGCGAGCTGACATGACCAGCTTATTCATCGGCTCAATGGCATAGTCAGGCGCAATCCGCACAGCGAGGTTATGAACAACGGCGCTCACAGCCTGTGGTTTCATGCCGTGCGCATCACCTGTCTCAGGATGAGCGTCATCAGCTGAAAATGCATATCCTGCGTCGATACCATCTCCGCCCTGATACCACTCCGCCATCATCATTTCGAGGTCAGAGATAGCGTCCTGTGCAGACTGCGGCTCAACGTCAGTAATGGTTGCATCAGAGGCAATACCGAGCTTACGCAGCGCGGCATTTACCAGATCACCCTTCGTTCTCAGGTTCATCAGTTACCTCTGCATGAGGTTCAGCTTCTGGTTCTGGATTAAGCTTGCGTCCACCTTTCTTTTTCGCTTCGGTGCGGATAGTCAACAGGCGAGAAAGAACATCATCAGCAGTGTGACCATCCCACTCTTTGCCAAACTCGATCTCTGTACCCTGGGGAAGGTTTTCGATTTCGCTCTCTGGCAGATGGTACGTTACCGCGCCTTCAGGAGTGTCGATTCCAGCCAGAACCCACCCTTCCCACTGCTCCCCATCATGGTGCTGAAAACTCCACCACGCCTGTTTAGGGAATGCATTCATTAGTATTGAGAAAAGGCGACAACGATGCGCATAGAGTTCGTTGAAGGTGTGATATCCATCCGATACTTCACCCATGTCTTTCAGGGTATTCGTATCAGAAGGCAGTTCGGGGTCTGTACCGACGCCCGATTCTTCGGGTACGTCGCCGGGATGCTCATACCAGCCTTCTGCGAGCAAATCTTCAACATCATCATCGACTACTACTTTTGATTGCAGTTCTTTGCCCCACACCTTGGTGCCGCGGCCTGACTTATAAAGCATTACGCTCATGATCGTCTCCAGTAAAAAAGGGGCCGAAGCCCCTTATCATCAGCCTTCTACGGCGGTTGCTACATCCTGATTCGCCAGACCAACACCGATTGCTTCCGGACGCACAGCGGTGGACTTGTACCACAGCGCAATACGGCACTTACCGCTCAGCGTGCTGATGTCACCCTGGAAGGCGATCACCCCATTCAGGCCGGTGCCCGGGATGGAGAACGCTTCAGACTTCATGCCAGCGAACAGCGAGTGGTTCAGCGGGATTGGTTGGGACACCAGGCGGATGGAGTCATCAGCCCAGAACACGTTGGTTGCCACGGTATCAGTGTTCAGCACATTGATAGCTGCGCCGGCAGCCAGTGACGTGTTGACGTTGGCATACGCACGCTCTGCAGCAGTCAGGCTGGTATCATCCAGCGCCACTGGTTTAGGCGTGATAGTGATGGCGTTACCGTTAACAGCCACGACAGAGAACGTCGCATCCTGAACCAGCACGTTCTTCGCCATCTGCGCGAGGAACTTAACGCCAGCGAATGAAATCTTATCGCCGCGCTTGAATCCGGTGCCAGAACTGACGTTGACGGTCGCAAAGCGGTTATCCACGTTCTCACGGCTGTTGTCTTCGTTCAGGCGCCATGACTGAGGCTTGAACTTCTGCGCGCCGCTGACAGTAACGCCGGTCGCATCAGACTTAACCAGCGTCGGCAGTTTTGGCGAACGCAGCACGTCGTTGAAGCCAGCAACCTGCTTCTGAATCACGCCTTTGGTGTAAGCGTCATCCTGAATTCGGCCGTAGAAATCCTTGCCAGCCAGGTCACGTCCCGCGCCGCGGTAGTCATTGGCGTTGAAGAAGAACGACAGGCCTGCATCACGGTTCAGCTCGCGCGAGAACATCAGCGACTCTGCTTCAGAGATGAAGTCCCACCCGGTGTTGGCGCTGCCGACCGGGCCGGTGCTGGTCACAATCAGGGAGCCCATTTCTGCTGCGGTGCGGGCGATCTCTGCTTCCACGTTGTTCGCAAGCTTCTTGGCTGAAGCGGCAATGCGGCGGCGGTAGGTTGACTCGTCACGCACATCATCGGCACGGATATCGAAGAAGTCGTTATCCGGCTCATCCAGGGTGACTTTCACGTTCAGTTCGAGCAGGTCGGTTTCTTTGTCGGTCAGGTCCCAGCCGCGCTGAGTCGGTGCTTCCTGTTCGACGGGCTGGCGCAGCGCGG